TGAATATAGAGCGGCAGTATTCTCCACGCGTCCTTAAGGACTTGTTCGAGCGTTAGTCACGTTCTACATTATCCTTCGGGGGCTCCGCCCCGAAATCACTTCTGTGTCCTTTATAAGAAGCTATTATTAGATAGCTTCTTTTTTTGTATATATGGATGATTACATTAAAATAATAAAAAGATTAATATCGTCCGGAATTCCTAAGAGATTCCGAGATATCCGAGAATATTGTCAAGAAGATCGAGATTTTAAATATAAACAGACTATAATTAAATTATTTGGTCGAGATTGGAGAATCTCAGGATATTTACCAAATGCTTTTGTCGTAACTGATTTTTCAGCAAATAATACAATGAATACTTATGTCGAATATAATACAAAACGATATTTAATTTATAAATATTGTAAAGTATTTGATGGTAAAAGAGAAGTTACGAAAGACGAAGCATATAAAGCTAAAGCGTTATTATTATGGTTAATTTATTTTTATTATGCGAGGTATAGATGATGAAGTACTATCTTGAAGTCGAGAGTGATATACATCACCCAACAGCAAAAGAAATTGCCGAGATTATCGGTATATATAATATAAGTAATCAGCCTCACGCTATGTTCGTCCGAGCATATTTAGGACGCAGTCCGTTACAATATTTAGGACGTAACGGTATGGTCCAAGTATTTAATAATTATTCAGCCATGATGGCTCTAGCTAACGATATGTATGAATATTGTAAGCGTGAAGGTATTAACGAAGTTTATTATAGTTTAGATGACGGACGTGGATATAATTTAAAATTATTCAAAGGCCGTATTCGTACAGCTATTAAAAGATTAAAAATATGTGCAAAGGAATGATAGAAAATGAAACAAAATAATCAAGCAGAAATTTGTCGTAAGATTGGCATTATTATCGGCAGTTTATTAAATATTTGCGTAACGTTAGTATTAGCATTAGTTAAAGCTGTATCTTCTGAAGCTAAAAACGTATCGAAAGGTTTCGACGAAGCAGAAGATGTTAAATCTGTCGAAGAAACTAAGATTGTCGAAGAAGTTAAAGATGACGAAGTCGATATCGATGCTGAAATTGAACGTCTTATGGCATTGAAACAAGCCAAAGAATCTAATAAAAATTAATATGAACTATAAATATAAAAGCTTATCAAACGACAATAAAATTATTATCGGACAATTATTTGTCGACAATAAAAATAATTATTTCATTAACAATATTCCAGTCGATCAAAAGACTATAGGTCAATCAACTGGATTAAAAGATAAATATTGTCATGAAATATTTATTAATGACATTATTCATTTTAAAGCAAATTATGGTGACTTTACATTAGAATTAGCTACGGCAACTGTAGGGTTCGATGAATTAAATGGACGCCTTGCTGTTAAGATGAATGATAATGTATTAGCGTTATGTGATATGAACTATTCGGATGTCGAGTACGAAGTACTTGGAAACATCTGGGAAGGAAAAATTAATGAACAGAAACTTTAAAGCTCGTTGCTTGAAAGACAGATCTTGGAAAACTGGTTTTTACTTAATTAAAAAGAAAGAACCATGTATTAAAGACATTAAAAATGTATGGCCAGTACATGAACAAACTATTTGTCAAAGTACTGGATATTTAGATTGTAATAAAAAAGAAATTTTCTTAGACGATTTAATTAACTTTAGTGCTACTATTAATGGCAGCGAAATTAAGTTAGATAATGCTCAGGTTGTATTCGGTATCCCAGTTGGTAAATTAGTATTAGTCGAAGGTAATGAAGTAATCGATTTTATTAGCGATAGATACGAAAATCCTCATTACGAAGTTGTCGGAAATATTTGGGATAGCGTTGCATTGCCTAAAAAGAAGTAATATAATTGGTATATAAGCTTATATATTTTCAATAAGAGGTATACCATGAATTATCACAAATTACTCGAAGACTGTGACTTTATTAAAGTTAAACAGACAGTCGAAATTCGTCCTCATGACGGAAATAAAGGCTTTTTTGAATATGTAAATCATATTTTTAAAAGCGTAAATAACGGTCATCGTTATGGTCCAGCTGTTAAAACTAATATCTTAACAGTATATAATCGTGGCAATTATATTGCTTGCGAAATGGGTGATCAACATATCGATATTCGTCGAGATAAGATCATTATTTATGTACCAGGCTTAAAAGCTAGTAATGAAGAAACATATCGTCAATATGCTATTAATAATATTGGCGTATTGAATTATATTTATAATTGTAAAAAATATTAGCTTAATAAAAGATAATGGCGGTATTAGAATCAAAGCTAAGTCGTACGTAAGATATGCCAAGATTCACTGAAGGCTATGCATAATAGTATAGTCAAGTGTCCAATTAGATTGAACCTCATAAGAGAATATAATATCTTTAAAGGATAATAATAATTTATTATCTGAATTAGACCGCCACTCCCATGTGGATGAAGTAGTGGAGATACCCTATCGAAAGATAGGGATTATATGATCTTAGCAAAATATGCTAAGCCTGCATAACAGGGTGCAATCAGAGAATTAGCACAAGCTTCTACTTTGCAGGAGAGCTTACAGCGGAACGTTGTAAGACGTTAAGAGCGGTCATCAGTAGCTAAGATGGTCGCTCTTTTTTTATTTTAACGAAAGGAAAATCTCATGCGAAAAATTATTATATTTATATGCTTACTAGTATTATTCATATCATCACATGCATACGCATGGGACAATCCTAATAAACTATTAGTTAACACTGGAGTATATGCATTAAAAACAGCTATGATTGGTGCATATATGAATGGATTTAACGATGGTAAAAATAATCTTAGTAAAGATGAAGATTATATTAATGGTGAATATAAAGACTTTTTAAAGTATTATGAGGAAGGCTACTATAAAGGTAGAGTATTTTGTAATCAAAAAATGTAACCGATCATGTTTTTAACTAATCGGTATAGGGTCCATGTTTGCCCCTTTAGAAGTTTTCTAAAATAATTTAGAATTTAAACTCTATAAAAGTACTGTGATTATAATTCTAAAATTACAGATTTGGAGTTTTAGAATTATATTATTTAATATAAGACTAAAACACTTCGTTTATATAATTTAACGAATCTTCGATTTTAGAATTATATTATTTAATATAAGACTAAAACCACCCTTCTAGTATTATATTATAATACTAAATTTTAGAATTGTGTTATTTAACATGGTATTAAAATAATGTAACAATAATTCACAATTAACAATTAGTTTTATAATTATATACTAAAACAATTGAATCTGTTTAGCATTTGATATAATATTAAAAATATATATAATATTAAAAATGGGAAAAAATGAAAGAAAATAAAAATATAGTATATCGAACTAGGGTACATTATATTGTACCTAATAAAGAATTAATAAATGAAGCTCGATTATCTAATAATCTATATAATCAAGCATTATATATTTTAAGACAAGCTTTTACGAATGAAGAAAAAATTCTTTCTAAATTTGATCTTCATAAAATATTGCTCCATAAAGAATATGAGTGTGAAGAATATGATAATATTCATAAAATGGTATCTAGCAATGCTCAAATTATTTGTCAATTAGCAGCTCAAAATTTTAAAGCTTTTTTAATGGCATTAAAAACTTTTAAGAAAAATAAATCTGGTTTTACTAGAGCACCTAAAATTCCTAATTATAACAAAAAAGATCAAGAATTTATGTTAATAATTGGGTCGCAGCAATGTGCTATCAAAGATGGCATGATGAGATTTCCTAAAAAATTAAATTTAGATAAAATTTATGTAGGCGATCTTGATATTGCTCATGTAAGAATTTTTCCTGGTAAGAAAAAATATAAAGTCGAGGTCGTATATAAAATCGAATCTTTACCTAAAAGAAAAAAGGGTAATATTGCCGGTATCGACTTAGGCCTCGATAATTTAGCGACAGTCGCTATCAATAAGCGCGGTATTCGTCCATTATTGATTAATGGCCGTCCTTTAAAATCTATGAATTTACATTTCAACAATAAACGAAATAAAATTCAATCCGAGCTTAAAAAATGTAATGATCGATATATGTCACACAAACTTGAAACATTATATCGTAAACGTAACAATCGTTTTAATACATATATGCATAAAGCATCTAAAGAAATTATCGATTATTGTTTAGAGCATAATGTAAGTCAAATTATTATTGGTCATAATAAGCTGCAAAAACAAGAATCTAAGTTGAAGAACTTTGTTGCTATTCCGACATTTAGACTTATCGAACTTATTAAATATAAAGCAGAATATCAAGGTATCGAAGTAATCGAAACTGAAGAATCGTATACAAGTATTACGTCTTATTTAGATAAAGAAGAACCTATTAAAGATAATGCCGATCGTTTTAGACGTATTCATCGTGGTTTATTTGTATCTAGTAAAGGCAAACGAATTAATGCCGATGTTAATTCTGCTTATCAGATTATGAAGAAAGTTATCGGTGACAAAGTTATTAAACCTATCGGTAAAGGATCTGTATTTATTCCGAAAAAAGTTACGATGGTTTAATTATGTCTAATACTATTAAATGGTTAATGATTATTAGCCAAGCTGTTACTAATTTAATATTTGGATTTACGACGCCAGTCGTACATGTTTATTTTATGAGCTTAGTCGGTCCAAATATATATAGTTTGGCTAATTTTATCGAAGCAGGATTAGCAGCTGTCGTAAATAGTTTGTTAAGTAATCAAACATATCGTCATTATTTTAAACAATTTGCTTTATATTTTTTAGCATTAGATAGCATATTATATGTAATCATAATATTTTTAGGTTTAGATTATATTAATATTCGATTTATTGGACTAGCTATTATTAATAGTCTATTAAGTAATATTTGGTTTATTATGTTAAGCGATGTTTTAAATAAAAATATTTCTGGCGATGAATTAACTGATTTTAAAGTACTTCAACGAAGCTGGATGCTTTGGGGAAGCTTAATCGGATCTGGCATCGGTGTATGGATTAATAATTCAATATCGATAGAATTTGCTTTAATCTTACAAGCTTTATCGACAGTATTTATTGCTATCTGCGATGGCTATTCATTTAAAAAGTTAGAAAGGTCGGCTGATAAATGAAATTATTAATTTTAATTACTTGTTTTATTTCGTTATTTAGTATGTGCGAAGCACGAAGTATTGCAAGTTATAATTGCACTTATAAAGAACAACAAAAAGCTTTAGCCCAATATCATAGTTTTGTAAGTGGCTTTGACGATGGCTTATATAATTATACTAATATTTATTATTCTGACGATAACTATAAAATGGGTTATCGGTTAGGAAGTGCTCATCGGAGGTGATTAAATGAGTTATGAAATTTTAGTTACTATCGGTGTTATCGCCGTTGCATTTTTTGCGACAGTATGTTTTGTCGTACATCAAGTATTCGAAACACGACGTATGCGTATTCAATATGAAGGTGGATATACAGAAGCTGAAATTAAAGAAATTTTACATGCTGAAATCGATCCGTTATTAGAAACTGCTAATAAGAAAGGTTCTAAATGAAATACTGTATAGAAGAAAATTATAACAAACTATTAAATTTGTTATTTCAAATACAAAAAGAACAAGCTGCTGGTACAGTATATGTATTGGTCATTAATGAATTACATATTGTCGATACAGAACTAATTGCATGTGGTAATAATATTTTAGTTAAATTTAAAGTATCGGAAGATCCAAAAAAGAAAACTGAAAACTTTAAATTTTACAATTGTGTATTATTAACATCAGATTTAAATAACGGCATCTTTAAAATTAGTATTGAAGATACAGAAAATACAAGTGTCGAATTAGAAATTATCGAATTGTTAACAGAAAAATTATATAGTTATAATACGATTAGAGATATGAAAGGAAATTAACATGGAAGTTAAACTTAACGATAACTTTAAATGGTTTTTAGAAAGTTTATTAAACGAAGGTTTCGATCAATTCTTTATTGATGATATGTACGGTGCTGTATTTACTAAAAATGGTAAAGTTAGACCTATTGATTGTGCTAATTTTATTACGAGCAACTTATATAGTGCTTGCCCTGAATTAGTAGAAAATACTAAATATAATATTAAAGATTTTGTTGAAGGTAAACTTATTAATAATAATTTTGAATTCGGCGATAAAATTATTGTAAAATTTAATGGTCAAGAATATGAAGGTATCTTCATTAGAAAAAGAGGCGAAGCCAATATTGTTGTTATTAAAGAATTTAATAATCAATTGGCTGTTACCAATAAAGCTATTAAAAAAGCTGAATAATTAATAAATAAAGGTGAAAAAAATGAAGGAATTTGATTTAGATAAACTTAAAGAAGCTATCGATCCTAAGGATCCTAAGAAAGCTTTAAAATATTTAGGCGAAACGATTACTCGTGAGCAAATGTATTCATATATCGTCAATAAAATTATCGATCAAAAAGATAACGAATGTATATATATGCCGATGCCAACTATTTATAATTTATTTATGAGCTTTATTCAAGATATGTGTGATGAACCATATAAGTTATTAAGCGATATTATTCAGGAAAAACCAAATCTTGAAATTAAAAAGCTTAAAGAACTTGAAACTAAAGAAGTTGAAACTGTCGGCCCGGTTGCAAAATATTTGCTCAACAAATTTAATCTTGAAGATTATGATGACTTCAGAAAAAAATATATTGATACAGATTTTGAATATCGTTGGTATCCATTGTTCGTAAAATATATTTTAGAAAAGAATAATGGTACAGCTAAAAAGTTCGAATTATTAAGCCCGTTCTACGCTCCTAAGAATAGTACGAGCGATTACGACCTTTTTGCTCCTGAAGATTTCGAAGTTATCGACGATTATCAATTCGCCGACGAAAGGGACAAATAAAATTTATAATGCGTTTAGTTTATAATAATAGAGTCTATCACATGGTCTATCTAACAGATGCCATATTAAAAGACGGTATTTATGTTAGTGAAGGCTTATGTGAAGATGGTAAATCTTATATCGTTAATTGGGAGGATAAAGATTTTGACATAGAATATCCTAGTTCAATTTCTTTAGCATAAACTGAGTAATATATAATTGCCAGTACTGTTAAAATATACATAAGTGTGCTGGTTTTTTAGTATAACGAAAGGAAACAGCATGAGTGCATCCTTTGTAGTATCGATTATTAAGATATTAAAATAATATTTATGATTTTAATCATAAAATATATTTTAGTAGAATAGTAAGCCTATTGGGAAACTAGTAGGTAGTGACGGTTCTTACCCGTCCAACAAAGACACTGAATTGCTGGAAACTCCTAAAGCTTGAATAGCTAAAGCATGAACTCTCATTGAGAGTTGAGTACGAATGCAGCGAAAGCAGAAAAAATATTCAAGATGGTATATGGTTAAACCCTAAGTACTAAAACAATGGACAATCAGCAGCCAAGCCCGTGAGGGAAGGTTCAACGACTAGACCTCGTGAGGGTCGTACACTACAAGCGTTTGATAGTGGAAGTGGTGTCGCCTAAGTTATACATATGTATAATATGGATAAGATATAGTCTGTGCTTTAGTGAAAGCTAAAGGTGCACATAATGGTGCCGGTTAGAAGTAGCGATTCTAATTGAACGAGACCTTTAATTGATTTAAAAAATATAATTCTAAAATGTCCTGAAAAAGTTTTACTGAAAATTTGTTTTTATAGTAAAAATATGTTATAATTATCTCGTAATATAATATTAGAAAGCGAGGTGATCATAATGTATTTAGTAATAAAACAACAAGTAAAACATTTAAATAAAAAAGAATATAATATTTTAAGAGAATTATGCAGAACAGCCAAGAATTTAACTAATCAAGCAATATACAATATTCGACAACATTATTTTCAAGAAAAACAATATTTAAGATATGAAGCGAATTATCATGAAATGAAACATCTTGAAAATTATAAATTATTAAATTCTAATATGGCTCAACAAACTCTTAAAGATGTTGATCAAATGTTTAAATCATTTTTCGCATTAATTAAATTGGCGAAACAAGGTAAGTATAATTTTAAACATATAAAATTACCTAATTATTTACCAAAAAATAGTTATTCAAATTTAATTATTGCTCAATTTAAAATTAAAGATAATGGTGTTTTAACAATTCCATATTCTAATACTTTTAAGAAAAAATATGAATCTAAGATTCAAATTAAAGTTCCTAAAATATTAGAAGACAAAAAAATAAAAGAAATTCAAATTATTCCTAAATTCAATGCTAGGTTCTTCGAGATTCAATATACCTATGAAATTCAAGAAGAAAATATAAAATTAAACACTAACAATGCACTGGCTATTGATTTAGGTGTTAATAATTTATGTGCTTGTGTAACAAATACAGGAAAGTCTTTTATCATTGATGGAAGAAAGTTAAAATCTATTAATCAATTCTTTAACAAACAAAATGCAAAATTACAATCCATAAAAGACAAACAAAATATTAAAAGTCAAACTAAACAACAATATTTAATTTCTCGAAAGAGAAAAAATAGAGTTAATGATTATATTAATAAAACATGTCGATATATTATTAATTATTGTTTTATACATAATATTGGTACTTTAGTAATTGGGTATAATCAATCATTTCAAAATAAAGCTAACTTAGGTAAAAAAAATAATCAAATTTTTACTTATTTACCGTTTGGTGAAATTCGACAAAAATTAGAATTTTTATGTAAACAATATAATATTAATTATATTTTACAAGAAGAATCTTATACTTCTAAAGCTAGTTTCTTTGATAATGATGAATTACCTATATATAATGCAGATAATCCACAAACCTATGAGTTTAGTGGTAAACGTATTAAAAGAGGTTTATATCAAACTAAAAATAATTATTGTTTTAATGCAGATTGTAACGGAGCATTAAATATTCTTCGTAAAAGTAAAGCTGTAGACTTAACAGTCTTATGCCATAGAGGCGAACTGGACACGCCTAAAAGAATAAGGATTTCTTAAGAAATCAAACTTCTTAATAAAATAATTTTATATTATTTTTAGAATTATATGATTTTAATCATGTAAGGTTCAGTCAGCTACTCATGTTAATGGGTACTTTCATACTTTGTATAGCTTCTATATTAATAGTGGCTGGAATATTCGATCTTCTTTGTTCTAAAGAAGAAATACGTAAAAAAGAAATTGGGACACAGTTAACATGGAGTATTGTCGCATTTATTGCAACATTATTTTTCATCTACATATTATTCGATACACAAAATTTAATCGAAATTAATATGGTGCCTCAACCTCCATATGGATCGTATCGGTAAAACTATCGATTGTATTTTTGAATTAGTGTTTTTTAGCCTTGGAGATGGTTGAAATCGCTGATTTTCAAGTCGCCCTACGACTTACTATTAATTTTAATAGTAATAGGAAGACGAGTAGAAAGTTAGGAGATCAAACCTATGAAAATTTTAAAAACTGTATTTTTTGCTTTTACGTTAATGCTAGGTATGCTTTGCATGTCTAACGCTAACGCTACTGAATTAACTGCGTATACGCATACAGGTAGCGTTATGGCTAACGGTGAATGGCCATATGAGGGTGCAGTTGCTAGTAACGACTATGCTCTCGGTACAATTTTAAATATTAATGGCTACAATTACGTAGTTGCTGACCGAATGGCGCCAGGCATTCATGGAGTTATCGATATCTTCATGAATGATTATGATCGTGCAATTCAGTTCGGTCGTCAATACGGCGAAGTATACGTCGTAAGTTAATATAATCGATCCATTTTACGTATTATTACTCTCCCGTTAGTACTGGATACTAATCCAGCACATGTATATTTTTTAATTTTAAATATTTTTAATTGCTGGTTCTCGTCACAGCAACTGTCAATAAATAAGGATAAGCGTATTTCTTATGAATAATTTACTAAAAGATTTGTCGGCATTTGGATATGCCAAAGTTCTCGGCCTTCGGACGAGATTTTTAAGTCGTGAATTTTGGACATCGTTTGCATTTACTGTTATTTTTTTAGCTAATATGATTGCTTTTGATCAATGCAACAATATGATAATGTTTCACTTAACAGTATTGTCTTTACCATATTTAATTGTATTATTTATATTAAATGCAATCTATCATAATACAGTTATGTATTTACTAGGTAAAGTAAAACGTGTCGATGAAGAAAACGAATTGTATTTAGCTAGTATTGCTGGTTATGCAATTTTAAATAATATTATGAATGCCGTCGGTATTCTATTTAGTATGACCGGATTATTTTATTACTCCGGCTTCGACCAAGGGATTTTAATGAATCCTATTCTATTCGTGTTCATTGTATTCCTTGTGATTTTTAACACATATATCTGTTTAGCAAATATGGTGAACGGATTTAAAGTATATTTAATTACACGTAATCAAGAGGAGTAAACAATGGCTATATTATGGAAAACAACAAAAGCTAATAAAACGAGTACATATAAAGGATATGTACCGATACCTTCGACAATTGACGAACCATCGTTTGCTGAAAAATGGAAACGGTGGCGTACTGGAGACCCTGCTAAATTTTTAACATATAAAGATTTACAGGAATTAGTCTTATACTGTTACAATAAAAATCTCAGTGTAACGACAACAGAATTAGAATTAGTTTTCCATGAAAAACATATTTACGACAAAGAAACAGCTATTAAATATATCAATGAACATTTTAACGAGTTCGGCTATATTGATGAATATAGCGGACGAGTTATTAATCCTAATCAAGGAGGTAGCAATACAGGAACTAATAATAATAGCAACGGTAGTTGCAGTTGCTGTTGTTGCTATAAAAAACCATAATGGACATACATAAAATATATACCGATATTTTAACTAGTTATAATATTTTGACTGTATTTAAAGGCGATGTCGATAAAGAAGATTTAAAGATTATTATCAGCTTGTTCTTGTTAAGCTATACAAATCTTAGTATTATTAATCGAGATCGCAGTCTTAAAAAAGACGAAAAGGTCGAAAATTTCTTTAACGCTATCGATAAGATTATCGATAAACGATTTATTAAAGATATTTTAGATAAAGAAACATTAGAATCTATCGTATTAGATTTTAATAAACGTATTAAATATATGAAAGAACATGGACTTAATATCGAAGTCTATGATGAAATGAAGACGCCTGGCGTCGATTCGATTAAATATATTATCGAATAATTTGAGCTCCCTTCATGGGAGCTTTTTTAATTGGAGGTATAATGCGAAATATAGATTTAATTCGTAACTATAATAAAATCCAAGATATTGTCGCTATTTTTAATAGTATTAAAGTAAGTCGTCGAGCTGTATTCGGCGAAGAAATTATGAAGAAGCAAACTATTAATGTTGAATTGGGCAAATTGTTTGTTAAACATAAAATACTTGATGACTATCCTGTCTTTAAAATTCTTGTGAAACTACTTGTTGCATGTTATAATAATCCTGAAGAAACTAACATTTCTGAGCTTAAGATTACAAATGATCTTACAGATGATGAAATTAAAGACATTTACGATGAATTAGATAAACAAATTAAAGATAATCCGAGTATTTTCGCATGAATTTGACAGTTAATCAAATTATGAGCTTAGAAGATCCAGAAGAATATATTCGCGGATTATTCGTAAGACTTTGCATTATCAATTATCGTATTAAACAAAAAGGATTAACTAAAGAAGATCAGTATGAAGTCATGCAATTAATTGAAAGTATCGCTAACACAATTGGGTATAAAGAAGAAATTCTTAATAAATGTATCGATATATTTAGTGTTACGATGAATATGCATCATGACTTTTACTTATCTTGGGATTTGGTCGATGAATATTTGAAGGATAAAGTAAAGTTATGATTTTCATAAAAGAAAATGTTCTGAAGCATATCGACAAAATGGTCGAAGATTTAAACTTTCCAGAACAAATTGGTAGTTTACAAGAATTAAAAGAAATTATTACACAGGCTATTAATTATAGTACGAGTAATGATCGTTCTGAACAATTATATTTTAGTCTAAATGAAAAGCGACTAATCTTGTCGATCGATGAGCAGAATTTAGGTACATTTTATTCTGAGGAATCAGATATGCCAATTATATGGTCAGAAATCGAAGATTTTACACCGTCGCCGCATGAAGATGATCAGTTTACTTATGTAAGTACTATATATGAAACAATTATTATTAGCGACAAATTAAAGCCGTTAATTGTCGGATTATTTCTAGATATTAGTTCAGTATTACCAGTTAATTATATAAGGAGCTTTAAGTATGAATGTAAATAAAGCTATTAAAGAAATTAATAATGCACTGACTAATACTGTTGTCGAAATTTATGGAGACAGTGGATCTGGCAAGAGTTATATAGCCGATAAAGTTGCTGAGACTAAAGATTTTGCCTTACTAATCGATAGTCTTATGCAACGTACAGAAGGTCAGTATTATATTATTCAATCTAATAAATTGGAAGATGCCGAAGAATTAATTAAAGATTTTGATTTAATTGTTATTGATGACTTCTTTCAATTAGCTGGTGATCCTCGGGATAATATTTACAAATTACAAGAATGGGTAACAAAATTGTTATAATATATTTATTTAATAATATAAATATTAATAAATTAAAGAAACAATAATATGCCCTCTATATCTCGTAAGGGATATAGACTCAACGTTAAATGCTTTTAACTCCTAAAGCTCTACAACCTAAACAGTAATCTGAAAAGATAAGCTGAAATTATCAATTTAAGGTGCGAAAGCAGAAAAAATAGTAGAGATGGTATATGATGAAATAAAAGCATGTTTTAAAAACATGTTCTAAGTACTATAAAACAATGGATATTTAGCAAGGAAAGCTCTAAGTCTTGTATAAAGGTATGAGAAACCTCCAACGACTATCTCCTTGAGGGAGAGTAAAACCGCAAGCATATGGCGGAAGAAAAATGTTGCTCCTGTTTTTAAACAGGATGAAGATATAGTCTGCACTGGCATGAAAATGTCAGAGGTCTACTAGTAATAGAAAGACTGCGTTAGAAGTTGCGATCTAATGTGAACAAGATAAATTTACAAAAATATTGATAAAATAAAATTTATCCTTTATAATAATTATAGTATTAAATTATTATGAAAGGATATAAACTTATGCGATTAATAAGTATTAGTAAATTTGCTAAAAATGTATTTGACAAAAAAGATTAGGCTGTTGCCTACAGCAGAACAAGAAAAATTATTTTGGAAAAGTGCTGGAATAGCACGATGGTCTTATAATTTTTTCTTAAGCTACAACCAAGAAAAATATAATGAATGGTTAAAAGATAACACTAAGAAAAAATTTATATCAGAAAGTGATGTTAGAAAATATATTAATAATGTATTAAAAAATACAACACATGCTTGGCTAAAAGAAGTTGGAAGTAATGTAATGAAGCAAGGTGTCAAAGATGCAAATAATTCATTACAACGTTATTTTAATAAAATTTCTGGTTATCCAAAATATAAATCTAGAAAAAAATCTAAACCCAGTTTTTATGTTAATTATGAAACTTTAAAACGAATGCCAAACGGATTTCATGGAGAAAGAATTGGTATAATAAAAACTAGAGAACCTTTACCTAAAATTCCAAAAGATCAAAAATATGTTAATCCTAGAATAACGTATGATGGTAAATTTTGGTATTTATCTATAGGTTATAAGGTTGAATCAAAACAAGTTAAATTAACAAATGAAAAAATAGGTATTGATCTTGGATTAAAAGATTTAGCTATTGTATCTAATGTAGATAATTCTTATTCTAAAAAATATAGAAATATTAATAAAGGATATAAAGTTAAATTATTAGAAAAACGATTAAAACGTGCTCAGCGAAAACTTTCTAGAAAAATTTTAAATAATATAGAAAGTTATGATGAAAAACATATTCCAATATATATAAGACCACTTGAAGATTGTAAAAATGTCCAAAAACAAATACATATAGTTCAAAATTTATATAGAAAATTGACTAGTGTTAGAAATAATTATATTCATCAAGTAACAACTGAGATAGTGAAAACCAAGCCATCAAAAATTGTTATTGAAGATTTAAATGTTTCTGGTGTGATGAAAAATAGACATCTTGCAAAATCTATTGCTAATTCTAAATGGTATGAATTTAGAAGGCAAATTCTATATAAAGCTGAAATGTATGGTATTGAAGTTGTATTAGCTGATCGATTTTATCCTAGTTCAAAAACATGTAGTTGTTGTGGAAATTATAAAAAAGATTTAAAACTTAAAAACAGAACATATATATGTGATGAATGTGGATTAAAAATTGATAGAGATATTAATGCAGCTATAAATTTAGCAAATTATTAAAATTTAGAATAATTCAATTAACAAGAATATCTAAATATGTACCCGTCGTATTACCGGGGAATTTAAGCCCTTAGAGCGTTATACCAAACAAAAGTAGTTAGTTAATTTATTTTAACGACAAAATTGGACGCATTGAATAGGGAAGATATTTCGAGAGGAATATCATAGTGTAAGTTTATAAGAATATATTTTATATAAGTTTTTGTAAATTTATCGTAACGGTGTATAATAATAAGAAATTATCTATTATTTTAATTAATCAGATTCGTGCGAATTTTAATGAACGACGTCCAGAAAAATTTGTTCCGTATGCTGATTATTTACTACAACGTTACGCCGATCGACGATTCTTTACAGAATTTAAAGATGGCGAATACGTAATTACTCAAGTTAAATGAGGTGCTCCTATGATTATTGTAATTTCTGGCCCGAGTGGCAGTGGCAAAAGTACACTTGCTGGCTTATTCGAAGTAAAAGGTTTTAAACGTATTGTAACTTCGACTAATCGTGATCGTCGATTAAACGATCCAGAAGGTCAATATTATTTCGTTTCGAAAGAAGAATGGAACGACGACGACTATATTTGTGTTACTAATTATGGTGGCAATAAATATGGTATCGATAAAGGTTATTTCGACGAGATTAATAAAGACTTAAATTATATTGTCGTATTAGATGAAGCTGGTTTAAAAGAACTTAAAGAATACTACGACAATGTATATGGTTTTTATTTAAATGTAGTCGAAAAAACATGTCGTGAACGCATGGCTCAACGTGGCGATGCTGCTGATAATATCGAGAAAAGAATTGCTTACGATAAAGAACATCATCGTTTCAATTATTTAATTGACGATGATGATTTATATGCTCAAGCATTCTTTGGCGAAGATCATCCGTCCATGATTATGCGACAAATTATGGATTACTTTAATAATAATCCAGATAGTAAAGAAACGATCGACGAAGGCGAGGAGATTCTTGCCATGTTACATAAACAAAAATAAATAGTATATAAAGCCCCTTTTATAGGGGCTATTTTTAATGGAGGAAGTAATGGCATATTCTGACAAAATCGAACAAGCCGCTGTGATTCTATTCGATAAACGTGATGATCGTAATAAGTTAAGTTTACGTATTCGCGATCTATGCAATATGGACTGGTCGACCGAAACATTTACGTCGTTTTCAGCTATGTGTGCTATCGAAATGGCTAAGAAGCATTATTGGGCCAAAGAATGGTCTAATATGAATTCATTGCATATGGCACGTATTTGGTGTATTCTAAATGCCGACGGTGCTACGCTAAGAGAACGTATCGATAATGCTGGCTTTACAGGCCAAAAAATTAACGAGATGATTATCGAAGGTGGCGGGACATTACGAAAACAAAAATTTGATATAGCTATTCGTAACAGTGAATGCTTTAATAGTACTGAAATTAAATTATTAGAAGCTATTAATAGTAGAACTAAAAATAAACGTTTAGCGTCGATGCGTGAAAAAATTACGCCAGAACATCGTGAATTGGCAACGAAGCATCGTTTAGAAACTCATCAGTATGCTAAACATAAGGAAACTGCAAACAAAACTTTAAAAGAAGCAGTTAAAACTGTTAAAGAAATTAAGAAGCCGGCTCCACGATATGTTACATATAAATGTATCGTTATCGATAGTAAAAAAAGTAAGTTTGACAATATTGTAAATGCAATCAAATTAATTTTGAGTGGTAATTTTAAGGAAGTAAAGGAAGAAGTCCGTGAGTGTAATTAAAGATAATGACGGTGTTCGTATCGGTATTTTCGATAAAATGCTCGAAGAGCGAGTATTATTTATCGTCGGAGAAATTAACGATGAATTAGCAAATTCTATCGTTGCCCATTTGTTATATCTTAATAGTAAAGATAGCCGTAAACCAATTACATTGTATATTAATAGTCCTGGCGGTGTTATTACTTCCGGATTTGCTATCTACGATACAATGAAATTAGTTAAAGCACCAGTTCATACTATCGGTTATTAAGATGCTAAAATAACACTCGTGATTTTAATCATGAGATATATTTTAGTAAAATAGTAAGCCTATTGGGAAACTAGTAGGTAGTGGCGGTTCTTACCCGTCCAACTAAGACACTGAATTGCTGGAAACTCCTAAAGCTCAATTAACTACAATACAATTTTGTATGAATGTGGCGAAAGCAGAAAAAATAATTGAGATGGCGTATGGTTAAATCCTAAGCGTTGTTAATAATGGACAATCAGCAGCCAAGCTTAGCACGTTAGTGCGGGAAGGTTCAACGACTAGACCTCGTGAGGGTCGTACACTACAAGTCTATAATGGTAGTGGAAGTGGTGTCGCCTAAGTTAAGTATGATGCTTAATATGGATAAGATATAGTCTGTGCTCATGTGAAAGCATGAGATGCGCGTAATGGCGCTGACTAGGAAGTGACGATTCTAGTTGAACGAGACCTCATAAAATATGATTCTAAAATGTCCTGTAAAATGTTACTAAAAAATTGCTTTTATAGTAACAATATGTTATAATTATCTCGTAATATATCATTAGAAAGCGAGGTGATTATAACATATGTATCTAACAATAAAGCAACAAGTAAAACATTTAACTAAAGAAGAATATAATATTCTAAGAGAATTATGCAGAACAGCTAAGAATTTAACAAATCAAACAATTTATAATATTCGACAACATTATTTTCAAGAAAAACAATATCTACGATATGAAGCTAATTGTTATGAAATGAAAAGTTATGAAAATTATAAATTGCTAAATGCTAATATGTCTCAGCAAATTCTTAAAAATGTTGATGCAATGTTTAAATCCTTTTTTGTTTTAATTAAATTAGCAAAACAAGGTAAACATGATTTTAAGCATATAAGATTGCCTAATTATTTATCCAAAAATGGATATTCAAATTTAATTATTGGTCAAATTAGGCTTAGAAAAGATAATTTTTTAACTATTCCATTTTCTAATGTTTTTAAACAAAAACATAAAGGAATTAAAAAAATTCAAATTAAAATTCCTGATATTTTAAAAGATAAAAAGATAAAACAAATTCAAATCATTCCTAAATTTAATGCTAGGTTCTTCGAAGTTCAATATACTTATGAAATCCAAGAAGAAGAAATTAAATTAAATACTAACAATGCACTGGCTATTGATTTAGGTGTTAATAATTTATGTACTTGTATTACTAATACAGGTAAATCTTTTATTGTAGATGGAAAAAAGTTAAAATCTATCAATCAATTCTTTAATAAATATAATGCAAAATTACAATCTATAAAAGATAAACAAAATATTAAACGACAAACAAAACAGCAATTTTTAATTTCTCGTAAAAGAAAAAATAGAGTTGATGATTATATTAATAAAACATGTCGTTATATTATTAATTATTGTCTGACTAACGATATTGGAACTTTAGTTATTGGATATAACCAGTCATTTCAATGTAAAACTAACTTAGGTAGAAAAAATAATCAAATTTTTACTCATTTACCATTCGGCAAGATTAGAGAAAAATTAGAATACTTATGTAAACGATATAATATTAATTATATCTTACAAGAAGAATCTTATACTTCTAAAGCTAGTTTTTTTGATAATGACGAGTTACCTATTTATAATGCGGATAATCCACAGGAATATGAATTTAGTGGCAAACGCGTTAAAAGAGGTTTATATCAAACTAAAGAAGGTTATCGTTTTAATGCAGATTGCAACGGAGCATTAAATATTCTTCGTAAAAGTAAAGCTGTAGATCTTAGTATCTTATGCTATAGAGGCGAACTGGACACGCCTAAAAGAATAAGGATCTATTAGATTAAACTTCTTAATAAAGGAATTTTATATTCCTTTTAGAATCATGTGACTTTAATCATATGAGGTTCAGGGTATATGTGCTAGTATGGCTAGTTTTCTATTAAGTATGGGTGATAAACGTAGTGTATTGCCTAATACATGTGTAATGATTCATCAACCATTGGGTGGCGCACAAGGTCAACAAACTGAAATTGAAATCACTTATAAACGAATCACGTCTCTTCGTGAAAAACTAGAAAAGATGTATGCCGAAAAATCTAACGGCAAATCTTCTTATGAGCAAATTCACGAAGCTTGTGAACGTGATAACTATCTCGATGCTAAAGAAGCATTAGATATGGGTTTAGTCGATGAAATTATCGGAGGTGACGAAGAATAATGAAATGTTCATTCTGTGGCAAAGACATCAACGATAATGAAAATAATCGAGTAACCTTTAGTTCTTCCGTAGACGAAAATATTTTCATCTGCCAAGATTGTGTTGAAAATATGAGTATTCAGTTAGTCGAAGATAATCCAGATTTAAATTTTGGTGTTAACTTGGAAGAAAATTTTGGTCTCGAAGATACACCAAAACCAAAGGTTAAAAAATCTAAATTATTACCTTCACAAATTAAAGAATATTTAGATGAAAGTGTCATTAACCAAGATTATGCAAAGAAGATTTTAAGCGTAGCTGTTACTAATCATAGTAAGTTATTAGAATACAATGCACTTAAAAAAGATAAAATTGGTATTGACATAGAGAAATCGAACATTTTGCTCTTGGGCAAAACGGGTTGTGGTACCAGAAAAAGATAAATAAATAGCATATTGACTGTAGTTTTAATGTAATATATAATTAAATTATTACACTAATATTTTTTAAATAGGAGCTACAGACACTATGAAACATGATGAATATAATAAATATATTGAAGAATATTTAAATTCAAATATTACAGTAAAAGATTTAGCTAATAAATATAACTTATCTTATTATGGTCTTCAAAATCAAATTCGTAAAAGAAACATTAAAAGAATCCATAATTATGGCAAAGAAATTGAATATGCTAGATCATTAAAAGATAAATTAATAAAAGATTATATTCCAGGAACAACATCTCTTAAAAATTTAGCTAAGAAATATAATATTAATGACTATCAAACTGTTTCTATCGTTTTAAATGAAAATGGAATAAAACCAATAAAGCCTAAACATAATATTTCTAGAAACTTATTAAAAAAGGCTTCTGAATATTATGTTGATAATAATATTTCTGTAATAGATTGTGCTAAAGAATTTAAGATAGGTAAAAATACATTGTATACTTATCTTAAAGAACACAATTTGATTAAAAATCCAAAAAATTATCAAAAAGATATATCTTACAATGAGAATTTTTTTGACAATATTGACACAGAAGAAAAAGCTTATTGGCTAGGTTTTATAATGGCAGATGGCTATACAAGATTAAATAAAAAAAATAATCCAGCTCAAACATCAATAGAAATAAGTAAAAAAGATATTGAAATTTTACATGCTTTTAAAAACAGTATTAAAAGCAATCATATTATAAGAGAAAGAACAAGATGTACTGTTACTGGAAAAATATCTGAATATTGTTCTATTACAATTTCTTCACAACATTTAACAAATAAACTTGTTAGTTATGGTGTCATTCCTAATAAAACATATGTAGGATATATTAATGAAGAAATTTTTAATGATAATGAAGAATTAATATTCCATTATTTGCGTGGCTATAGTGATGGTGATGGAACTATTAATAAAAGAAAATATAGCTATGTATTTAAATTAGTTATAAAAAGTGAGAGTATATTAAATACTATTTCTAACTGGATTAAAAAATACTGTAATATTGAGCCAAAAATTAAATTGCAATCAGATTCATTAGGATCTGCATATAGACTAAGTATTCAAAATAAAAAAGAATACTTTATATTCTTAGATAAATTATATAAAAATGCAAATATTTATTTAGATCGTAAATATAAAAATTATTTATCTCATAAAAGTTGTGCCGTTCCAGAAGAAAAGCCATGAACTTCTGGATTATTTGAGCGGAATTAAGCAGGAAGGCTAAGTATAATATAATTATTATATATGCTAATCTGAACCGAAGGCTATATATAAAAATATAGTCAGGGGCAACGCATAGTAAGTGAACCTTATTTTTAATAAGAATATAATCTTACCACGAGGCCGCTCTAGTGTTTGGCTATTTATTATACACTAAAAAGGTATGCTGAGCTTATAGGAAACTATAAGAAGTAAAGGATAAAAAACCTTTGCGATAACAAAACTGAAGACCTGGATAATTAAACAAATTGCTAAATATTTAAAACGTCCTTGTGTCATTGTTGACGCGAGCAGCCTTACAAAATCTGGGTTTGTCGGAGAAGACGTAAATAGTATTATTGCAAAATTATACAGAGAAGCCGGTGAAGACGTTTCGAAGACTGAACAAGGTATTGTGTATATCGACGAAATCGATAAAATTGCGGCTCGTGATCCTGAAAATGCAGGCGCTCAAGGTAGCGATATTGGTGGTCGTGATGTACAGTATGAATTATTAAAACTTGTCGAAGGTGGCAAAGTAGCCATTAAGACAGGCGGTATGTTGGGTCAAGGTTCAACAGTCGAAATCGATACGACAAATATTTTATTTATTTGTGGCGGTGCCTTTACTGGTATCGAAAAGAAAATTGCCGAACGCTTAAATAAATCTATCGACAATGGTTTCGGCTTTACGAATGTAAAGTCCGAAAACGAAATTCAAGATGAAATTACATATAACGGTTTAATTGATAATATCTTGCCAGAAGATTTAAGTAACTTCGGTATTATTCCAGAATTATTGGGCCGATTACCAGTTATTTGTCCATTAAAAGAATTAAGTATCGAAGATTTAGAAAATATTTTAACTGAACCAAAACATGCGACTTTCAAACAATTAAAAGAATTAATAGGCATGTATGGTGTTGAATTAGAATTTGATCAAGATACAATTCATACGATTGCTAAACTAGCATATGAACGCAAGACTGGTGCTCGTGCATTACGTAGTGTATGTGAAGCATTAGTCGACGATAAGATTTTCGAGATCACTCCTAAGACTAAGAAAATTAAAATTACCAAGGAAGATGTCGAAAAGAAATTTGAATATTATCTAAAGAAGGAAGAAGAATAAAGATGTACGATTTAGTATCTCTTACTGAAGCAGCTTTAATTACAGCTATCGATAAATTAGCTAATAATGCTGATAAATTAACAGTTGACGAGATTAGACTGCTTCATGAAATGTATATTGCTGGTACTATCGAAAAACTTCAACAAAAATTTGAAGCTGCTGAAAAAGATGCTCAAGAATTCTTAGCTAAAGAAGAAGCTAACGAAGCCACTGTGTTGGAAATCGTAACGGCTAAAGAAGAAGTTAAAGAAGAAAAACCTAAAGCCAAGCGTGGTCGTCCTAAAGCTAAAGCTAAAGAAGAAGATGTACCAGTAACAGATTTCGAAGGCAACGTATTGCCTCCAGAAAAATTAGCTAAAGGTAGCGAAGATAAAGTTCATGATGAAGAACCAGCCTTCGTACCCAGTAAAGCAGAAGTTAAACCTGAAGTCGTTGTCGAAGAAGCTTCTGCAACTGAAGAAGCAACAAAATCTTTAGAGTTTAACGAAGCACAATTAGATTGTTATGTATCTGAATTTAAACGTGAAGAAACATTTGAATCTAATCCTGAAGCAAAAGCTAAACTTACGCCTCAGCGTAAGAAGATTAATGCTTTCGTAAAAGAAGCCGAAGGCAATAAGGCAGTATTACGTAAGTATTTTGACGAGATCTTGGACGATGCCGATAAAGGTATGTCTTTCAAAGAAATTACACCTTTCTATGTCGATAATTTAGCTCATTATCTAACGTTACGTGAAGAATTAGCACGTTATAACGAAGATCAAATTGTCGAAAAGATGAAAGAAATTTCTGGCGGAGTATTACACGATATTTCTCAATTGAATCGTTACAATATCGAAGCCATCTTAACAGTTCTTAAAGCATAGTATATGCTTAAGATATATTTTAAATAATTTTATTTAAGAAAAGGAGACTATTTATTATGTCTATGAACAAATTACTTTTACAAGGTCGTATTCCTACAAGTGAAAAATTCCGTTTTGACGTTCGTTTTGGCGATGGCGAAAATGAACGCTCTTTTGCTAATTTCCAAATGTCTGTACGTCGCAATTGGAAACCAAAAGACGAACAGTATTATCCAGAAGATATCTTTAATGTCGTAGCATATGGTCCTAATGCTGACGTTATTGGTAAACATGTAAAACGTGGCGAAGAATTCTTAATTGCTTGTCATTTGCAAAATAGAACTTACGAAGACAAAAATGGTAATACTGTTTATACTAATGATATTATTGTCGACGAATTCTACTTCGAAGATCACCGTTCTGGTGGTAATAGCGAATCTAACTTCGATAATTTTAGCGATGCACCAGCTAATAAGACAACAGACGATGACGACGACGTTCTCGATATTTAATTGTTAAGTTAGCCATCGTATGATATAATTATAGTGGGTATACACAGTGTATGCCCACTATTTTTATTATATTTGTGAGGTGCGCTTATGGATCAATTAGAGCATATCGATTCCCAGATACAAGACTGGGAGAAATTTTTTAAATTAGATAATGAACTTAGAAGTAACCTAAATCAAATTTCAGAATATGTCGGAGAAAAACTTGCTAAAGGTAAATTTGGTGAACCTATTCAAGTTGAATTCGACGACAAAATATTCCAATTTGTATTTAGAGTTGGTACTTCTGGTTTACGTGGTCGTGTCGATTCCTATATCGCTAGTAGTAAATTATTAGTAAAACCTAGAGGATTTAAAGCACAAGTCGATTTTAATCAAGACGTATCATTAGCCGAGACGATTGGCGAAACGGCTCGAGGCATTTTGTATCGTTACTATGATTTAATCGATGATGAAGATCATATTTATTAGAGGTTTATATGTTTAAAAATATGATTTGCGGTCTACGTAATTATTTTAAGAATACTTATAATAATAACGTCGACGCACAATATTTAAGTATTTTAACTAATATTATTGCTAATGGTGTTCGCAAAGAAAACCGTACAGGTACTGCTGCGTATAGTATTCCGCATCAGCGTATGTCTTTTGATTTATCAAAAGAATTTCCATTATTAACTAGTAAATTTGTCGGTCTTAAAACAGCGACAAAAGAAATGTTATGGATTTGGCAAGACAAATCTAACGACGTTAATTTGTTAAATAAAAAATACGGCGTTAAAATTTGGGATGAATGGAAACGTACTGACGGTACTATTGGCAAAGCGTATGGGTATCAGTTAGCAAAACAATATAAATATTTTGACGTTAATGCTGAAAATGCTTTCAAACTTAAAAAAGATGGCAAAATTAGTGATTATCGTATCGGTAAAAATGGCGAAATCTATATGGATCAAGTCGATAAATTAATTTACGATTTACATTATAATCGTGATAGTCGACGCATGGTCGTTAACTTATGGAATGTCGAAGATCTTAATGATATGGCATTACAACCATGTGCATTCTTAACTGAATGGAATGTTACCGATGGTAAATTGCATTGCTTGTTGAATATCCGTTAATTAATTTGAGCGGCTTATAATAGAAATATTATTTGAAAAATTTTGTGAAAAAGGGAAACTCTTTATAAAAAGACAATCCTTTACTAAGATTTATTATAAAGGAAATATAAATGTATTATATTTACAAAATGTTAAATATTCATAATTCAAAATTTTATATTGGTAAAACAGAAAATTATGAAAAAAGAATTAGGCAACATTTAAATAATATAAGACTGAAAAATCATCCTAATTTTTCGATTAACCAAGATATAAATATTAATAATTATAATCAAAACGATTTTGTTTGTAAAATTTTAAGAATTTTAGATTCTGAAGAAGATGCAATATTTTTTGAAGAGTATTTTATAAATAAAGATTATACAAAAAACTATAATATTGCCAAAAAAAGTACTGGTGGATATGATTTAATAAGTTATCATCCAAATCATGAGAATATATGTAAAGATAAAAAACAAAAGGCTATTGACTTTTATAATTCAGAAAGAAGTCTTGAAGTAAGAAAAAAGACATCTGAACGGATGGCTGGTTCTAATAATATAATGTATGGAAAGCATCATACATTATCTGCAAGAATTAAAATGTCTGAAGCAAGAAAAGGATCTTCTAATCCTAACAAGGGCAAAAAACTTGAAGAATATGTTGGAGAAGAACGAGCAAAAGAACTGAAAAAATACTTTAGCGAAGTTGCGAAGAAAAGAATTGGTCCAAAAAATAGTTTTTATGGTAGACATCATTCAGAAGAAACTAAAGAAAAATTAAGAAAAATTCACACTGGTAAACAAAATAAATCTTGTTGGAAGAAAGTTTCAATAGATGGAGTTGTTTATAATAATTTACAAGAAGCAAGCTTAGCTTTAAATATACCAGTTTCAACTATTTCTTGGCGAGTTAGAAAAAGTAAAAAACATGATAATTATTTTTACCTTTAATAATAAATAAAGTTAAACGACTATCCTATTTAGGAGTAGGATTAAGCAATCCGAAGCGCTAAAATTCTTAAAAAAGAATATGATATAGTCTGATCTATATAGTGATATATAGCAGTTCATAAGAGAACGTAATGTGATTAGCGACCACATTAGAACAAATTGTCAAATGATTTTTGCGTTGGAAATCCCTATAATATTGCACAATATGCAATGTTAGTATTGGTATTAGCTAAAACGAGCGGATTGAAACCTGGTAAATTTACTGTTATGATTAATGATTGTCATGTATATGAAAATCATTTAAAAGGTGCTGTTCAACAATTAGCTAATAAGACATATCCATTACCAAAAGTAACGTTAAAAGAAGGCTTCGACAGTTTTTATGAGTTCGATGCTGACTGTTTTGAAGTTAAAGATTATAAACATAGTGGCAAGATCGAATTTGAGGTTGCCGTATGATCAACATGATTGTTTGTAAAAACAACTTTGACTATATCGGTAAAGACAATAAAATGCTATATCATATTCCGAAGGATTTAGCATTTTTTAAACGTAAAACCGTTAACCATGTAATTATTATGGGTCGTAAAACATTTGAAAGTTTACCTGGTATGTTACCTAACCGTGAACATTGGGTGATCACCAGAGATCCGAGTTTTAATAAAGCTCGTTCATTTAATAGTATCGATGACGTTCTAGAGGCCATCGATCCAAATGTAGACTATTATATTATAGGTGGCAGTGAAATATATAAACAATTTATGCCATATACCGATTGTTTGTATATAACAGAAGTCGACGATTTTAAAGTAGGCGATGTTAGATTTCCGTCGATTGATTTAACGAAATGGAGTTTATCTGTTTCACGAATTGATATCGATGAAAAATCTAACTTAACCTTAAGATTTAAGAAATATTTACGAAAGGGCTAAACCTCTGTGAATAATTTCATTAATATTGCCGGAACGCTGTGTGATATCAAAAAATCTCACACAGAACGTTCTGGTCAAGATATATATTCTGCTAACGTTAGTATGAATATTGAAAAGAAACATATTAAAGTACCTGTTCAATTTAAAGATAATGTGAAACAGGTATATAATTTAAAAGAAGATTCACACGTAAACCTATACGGTGAATTGCGAACAAAAAATCTTAAACAAGATAATGATAAAAGTAAATTAAGTGTATTTGCTTTTATCACACAAGGCAATCGACAAATTAATAACTATAATGAAGTCGTATTAACTGGTTTTATTTGTAAGAAAAGTAAAATCATTAATAAAAAAAGTCATAATATCTGTAGCGTGATTATTGCTGTTAAACGTAATAACGATACAGTACATGACTTTATTCCTTGTGTAGGTCACAATTTAAATGCAAATTTATTTCGAGATATGAAACTTAGAACTAATATTAAAGTTATCGGTAAATTTGTTAATCGCGAGTATTACGATCATAAAGAACAATGTACGAAGACGACATACGAAGTTCTCGTAAGAGATATTCAGGTGTTACCATGATTAATCTTCGTAAACCAATCGTACGATTTGAAAAAGATTCATTATATCGCGTGACAAAAGAACCCGATACATATCTTAAAATAGAAAATCGTGTATATTATTTCTACACACGATTAAACAATTATTTAAATTATAATATGCATATGCGATATCTAATCGTTACTAAGCAAGGTTGGTATAAGGTAGTTAATGGCGAGATGTTCGACATTAAACGAAAACAAAAAATCATCACATTATCTGATAATGATGATGAAATTGTGGCAATTGAACCATTATACTCTAATTTATTCTACGTCATCACGACTTATAATAAAATTCTTCTTGTCGATATCGAGTTCAAACCGATGAACTTGCGTACGACACGTGAAAGTGCCGGTAAAAAGAATCTTGTTAAACTAAGCGACGGCGAAGAAATTAAGCTAGTCCTTAATCGTTTCTACGAACAGGAACTTAATAGCTTGCTTATTATTAACGATCGTGGAGAAATTAAAGTTATCGACGATGCCCCACATCGAAGAAAAGGTAATTCGCCGAAACCTATCTCCAAAGATATCCCAATTAAATTAATCGTTCCTTTAAATAAATTAAATAATTCAATTATCGGTATCGATAACTATATTTATTTATTAAATGAATATGATTTTAAAAATTACGTTAAAAAATATAACGGAATGTTTAAAAAATATCCTAAGTTTAAAGGAAAAGTATTTACTAATTATGAATTAGTTAAAGGTGTAACATATTAATGGATACAGCTAATTTAGAAACGTCTTTGGCTTCGTATGTCGGTATGTTCTCTCAGACATTACAGGGAACAAATACCGAAAAGAATCAAGCTATTATTAGCACTTTTTTAAAAGTAATTAATAATTTAATGATTGCCGAAGACGTACAAAAAGATGTTGCTATTAAACCTATTATTATGTTAGTATTAGAGTACTTAGTAGACTATAATAATTTGCTTGCTAAAAATGGTAAAGCCGATCAAGATGTAGCTACGGCGATTAAAGTACTTAATACTATTTCTAATAGACAATAGGAGGGTTTATATGGCAAGAAAAAAAGCAGAAGTCGTTGTCGAAGATAAGGCTAAAGTAACTGATACAGAACGTAGAAAACGTATTGAGCTAGTAATGGCAAATATGCGAAAAAGAGACGATAGTATTGTTGTTGGTAAACTTAGCGATCCAGATATTCAAGAACAACTTAATATTGAATTTATCCCAACTCCATCAATTAATTTTAATTCTGCAACTGGTGGTGGTTTACCAAAAGGCAAAGTATCTATTATTGCGGGTCCCGAAGATTCAGGTAAATAATATATTAAATCGGTAATATATAGTCATATAATATATTTTTTAAAGAGGATATAATAATATGACTAATATTAAAGAACTTTATTTAAAAGGTTATGGCTATAAAAAAATAGCAAAAGAATTAAATATTTCAAGAAGAACAGTAATCTATTCATTGATAGAATTAGGATATAATGATTTTATGAAATTTCCTGAAAAAGAAATCATAAAAAAAATTATAAAAGATTATGACAGTTTAAATACAGACAAATTAGCAATAAAATATAAAGTTTCTGCTGAAAAAATTTGTGCAATTTTAAAGTTAAATAATATAAATATAATTCCTAAAGGATATCATAAAAATTATGATAAAAAAGTTGATCATAATTATTTTGAAAAAATAGATACAGAAGAAAAAGCATATTGGCTTGGATTCTTATATGCAGATGGATATAACAATACAGATTTTTATCAAATAGAATTTGCCTTAAAAGAAGAAGATGAATATATGGTAAATCTATTTAAAAAATCA